GCTACAGATACATTAACGGTTAATCACGATACAACATCAAGAAGTGATACTACAAGTTCAGCTTCGCCTGGATATGGTGGTACATTTGATGTTATTGGTAGTGTTACAACAAACTCTACTGGTCACGTGACAGCTGTAGATGTAGAGACTATTACAATGCCAAGTGCAGAAAGTTATACTTGGATTGCAGCGGCAGATGGTGGTAGTGCTACTCCTAAAACAATAAATAGTGGAAACACAGTTTCTTTCCAAGGGGATACAGGTATTACTACTTCATTGGCTGGTTCGGGTACAACAGGAACTCTTACTATAGACTTAGATGACACAGCTGTAACTCCTGGTTCGTACACATCTGCAAACATAACAGTAGACCAACAAGGACGTATTACGGCAGCATCAGATGGTGGCGCTGGAACAATGACCTCATGGACTCTTTCAGGAGACAGTGGAACTAACCAAACAATTAGTGATGGTAATACAGTAGATATTGCTGGTGGTACAGGTATTTCAACCGCTGCTTCAGCAACTGATACATTAACTGTAACTAACACATTACCATTCAACAGTATTACTTTAGCTGCAACAACTGGTAGTGATTCTACAATTACAGACCAAGACACTATAACTATTGCTGCGGGAGCAAATATATCTACTACAAATAATGGTAGTGGTCAAGTAACCATAGCATATACTGGTGGTACAGGTACTATGGATAACTGGACTATAGCTGCTGACTCAGGTTCGTCTTCAGTTGGTAATGGTAATACAGTGACGGTATCTGGTTCTACTGGTATTGACACAGCAGAGTCAGGGCGTACTGTTACAGTTAATCTTGATTTAGCTGAATTAAACACAGTTACAACTATTGACCCTGCTGCAGACTTCTTAGTAGGTGTAGATGGAACAGCTAACGAAAAAATATTATATAGCAATGTACACTTAGACCAATGGGGTGATGCAGAAGCAGATGTAGACTTTGGCGCAAACAAGCTATTGGATGTAGCTGCAGGTACTGCTGCTACAGATGGTGTTAACTTAGGACAAGTTCAATCACTTATTGCTGGCGTTGGACAGTTTAAAGGAGGATATAATGCAAACACTGGTTTAACGACAGATTTAGGTGCGGGTAATGGTTCATTAGATGGAGCAAGTAACATAGCATTAGACTTAGGTGACTTCTTTGTAGTAACTACCGCTGGTACGGCATTTTATTCGGAAACACTGGAGGTTGGTGATTTAATATTTGCAAATCAAGATATTAGTGCAAGTTCTAATCCAGCGCAAACAGTTTACACAGTAGTTATTCAAGACCAAAATGTTGCAGGAGCAGGTGCTACAGATGGTGCAACACAAAAAGGTGTAGCTGGTTTTGACAGTGCAAACTTTGGAGTAACTGCTAACGGATTTGTAACATTAGATAACACTGGCGTAAGTGCAGGTTCTTATGGTGGTGCAGGTAAATCACTTTCTGCTACTGTAACTGCAAAAGGTTTATTAACTTCGCTTAGTTCACAAGACATTGATATTACAGCATCTCAGGTTTCTGATTTCTGTACTGCAGTTAGCACATGTATTGCGTCTAACGAACAATATTCGGCCCTTATTGGAGGAGCAACTTCAATAGCGGTAACTCACAACTTGGGAACCAGGGATGTAATGGTTCAGCTGTATGATGCCAGTTCTTATGATACTGTTTATGCAGATGTGACGAGAAATACTGTAAACCAAGTAACAGTAGATTTTACAACAGCACCATCAGCAAACGATATTAAAATATTGATTACGAAGGTGTCTTAAATTTAATTTAATATGCCGATTCGATTTTTAGCGGACACAACCACTGACGAAAATATAAACCTGGATGGTAGAATAAACATGCAGGAGGACCACTATGTCAACTATCGTTTTGATATGGTTGATAATGCTTCTACTCAATATATTTTATTATGTAGAAATGCCGCAAGCAATGATATTAATGGAACGATTCGTATAGACCGAACTTCTGGTAATTATCAAGCGGTATCCTTAGATGTTATAGTCACATCAGGTTCAAGTCAAATGTTCGGTGGTTGTTTAGCCACACTTCAAGTTATACAAGATTCAGAAGATTACCGATTAATTTCTTGTACTTACAACAGTAATAGTTATATAGCTATTAAGTATACAGGTAATGCTTATCCAGAAACATCAGGGGGTTATTTTACTGGTCGCGCAAAATTAAGTGCAGGAACTCCATTTCAAGTTGTTACATCGGGAGTTACAAACGAAGCTTCGTTTGGTGGTAATTCAGAATCTTATAATGAAGTAGATAGTTTTGTAATTACAGGTGATTTAAATGTTAATGGTGGTGACATTGTTTTAGGGGGTACTGGAAGAATACAAGGTATTGACACCGTAACAGCTGCAACAGATGCTGCGTCTAAAAATTATGTAGATACTCAAGTCGCAGGTGTTCCACAAGGAACTGTACAGTCTGTTACTGGTACTGGTAGTGTTAATGGAATAACATTATCAGATAATGGTTCTACCTCAACACCAATACTTACATTAGGAGGCACATTGTCCATAAGCAATGATGACTGGAGTGGTACTGATTTATCTGTGGCTAATGGTGGTACTGGTGCATCAAACGCTGCTGACGCAAGAAGTAATTTAGGTGTAATAAATGACACAGGAACACCAGCTATTTTATCTGATGGCTCTACACCCTCGCTAAACACAGGTATTACAGCTGCGGAGGTAAGAAATTTAATAGGAGCAGGTACGGGAAGTGGTTCTGTAACAGGTGTAAACGAGGGTACTGGAATTTCACTAACAGGAACAGCTACGTCACCTACAGTAAATATAGACTATTCGGGGAATGACAATGCAATCTTGTCTGCAACAAATGCGACAGGTAACACTGTCGATACGGGAGCAGCAATATGGTACTCTGTCGACGGCACAGTATCTTATGCAAATGTTTCCGATTTACCGTTTACCAATAATACTGGCGATATTACAGCCGTTGCCTCGGGCGCTGGTTTACAAGGCGGTGCAACATCGGGTATCGCTACGCTTGCTGTAGATTATGCAGGTACAGATAACTTTATTTTAGCTGCTGGTGCTGGCTCAGGAACACCTGCAGGAACTTGGCATCTTCCTCTTAGTGACGGCTCAAACAATGTAGATTATTATAATGTATCAGAATTGCCTTTTACTAATAATGATGGAACAGTTACTTCAGTAGCTATAAGTGGAGGAACAGGCATATCTGTTTCAGGTTCACCTATTACATCAAGTGGTACAATTACGATAACTAATGATTCTCCAAATGTACCAGAAACATTTACCGAGTGGGTTGTAAGAGATGATGATGATGATGACAAAACTTTAAGCGGAAGTACTAATAAATATTTAAAATTTGTAGCAGCTACTGGTACATTAGGAACTAATTTATCTGGTACTGGAACATCGGCTGACCCTTATGTAATGACTATTACTTCTCCAGACAGTGATAGTGGTGGTACTGTAACTTCAGTAGCTACAGGTACATATTTATCGGGAGGCCCTATTACTACTTCTGGAACTATAAATCATGATAACACATCAAGAACCGATACAACCAGTACAGATTCTCCAGGTTCTGGAGGAACATTCACAGCGGTAGATAGTGTAACTTCAAATGCTACAGGACATGTTACTGCTATAAATGTTAAGACGGTAACAATGCCTACCAGTCCTACAGTAAACAACAACACGATAACATTAACTGCAGGAACAGGGTTAACTGGAGGTGGTTCATTTACATTAAATCAAGGTAGTAATGAAACCATTACTTTCAATGCTACTGGAAGTGGGACAATGAGCAGTTGGAAGTTAACAGCTGATAGTGGTGGTACCGCAACAATAGATGATGGAGAAACGGTAGATATTGCTGGTGGCACCAATATAACTACTGCTCGTTCAGGAAATACTGTTACTATAACTAATGGAATAACCAACAACAACCAGTTAACTAATGGAGCTGGTTATACAACTAATGCAGGTAATACTATTACTTCAGGAGCAACCGTAAACAGGGTTCCAAGATTTACTGGTTCTATTAATTTAGCTAACTCTTCAATTTTTGATAATGGAACTAACGCCCAAGCTACAGGGGATTTTGCTGTAGAAGGAGGAGACTTTTGGTTTGGAGCACAATTTTCAGGAGCGGGAGGTCAAAGAGTTTTATCAAATTCAGGAAGCTCACAAACTTTATTAATAGGTGATACAGAGGAAAATGATGATACTGCATTAATTAAGTTTATAACTGTCGGCAAAAATCAATTTTCAATTGACGATGATTTAGTTTCTGTAACCGCAAATGAAATTTCTTTAGCTGCAAATACAGACATGTCGTTAGGTTCTGCGTCTCAGATTCTAATGTCTCAAGCAGCGGCAAGCGGGTCAGGCGGAAGCGGTTTATCTATATCTGCGGGCACAACAAGTGTGACAGCAGGCACTGTATATGCAATGTCCTCTTTTGGTTCTTGGATAAGCGTAGCTAATACTTCAGCAAATGCTATAAGGCTCTTAGCTGTTGCTACAGGCTCAAGTTCTAACAATGGTATGTTGACACACGGAGTGTTTAGAAAAGCTTCACATGGATACCAATTAGGGTCTCCTTTATATTTATCTTCTACTTCTGGTACGTTTACTACTACTGTACCTACAGCTACAAACTCTTACGCAAGAGTTTTAGGATATGCAATAAGTAGTGATGATATTTACTTTTGCCCTGATAATACTTGGGTTAAAAACAATTAAGTATGAATTATACGGAAAGAACATTAATATTTGAAGAAAATAAAATTTACTTCATAGACGAGGCTAATGAGGAGCATCAAGTTATGATGAATTGGGAAGATGGTCTTATGAAGAAACATGCAGATTATGTGTGCATCAATGGAGGAGATATATTAGAGATAGGTTTTGGTATGGGTATAAGTGCAAACTATATTCAACAAAACAATCCCGCTTCACATACGATAGTAGAAAATCATCCCCAAATAATTGTCAAAGCAAAAGAGTGGGCTCAAGGAAAAAGTAATGTAACTATTATTGAAGGCTCTTGGATAGACAACCTTTCGGTCTTGTCAGAATATGATGGTGTATTTTATGATACTTATGGTGATGAAGATGTTAATTCTTTTGGGGGACATCTACCAAGCTTGGTAAAAGAAGGGGGCGTTGCAACATGGTGGAATGGTAAAACCGAGGCTTCAAATAGTTTTGGAATTGAAGAAGTTGCTTATGAACACATAGATATAACCCCGCCTGAAAATAATTATTATACTAAAAACATTTATTATCTTCCTCAGAAACAATATTAATTATGCCAACACAAAACGTCACAGCGGGTTTACAAGGAAGAATAGGAAACTTTCAGTTTAATATAAGTAACTGGCTTACTGATGTACGAAATGCAAGTACTGGTACTCAAGCCACTACTTTTACCAGCACATCAAGCCAATCACAAGCAATAAGGGCGTCTCACGCTTTTGGTAGAAGCGGTGTAAGTGGAAGTATTTACAGAACATTTTTGTTTTTTGATGTATCATCTGTTCCAGGTACAATAAACTCAGCAACCTTGCAAATATATGGTTATTCTCAAAGCACAAGTGATGCTTATATAGTTGAGTCTACAGCATGGGGAGGAAGTGGAGGCACAACAACACTGACTACTGCTATGTATAATGATTTAGATTTTAGTCAACCATATTCTCAAAGCTCTATTTCTTCTTGGAGCACAAGCACCTCAACACCAAATCAGTTTACAATTAACTCGGCAGGAGTGACTGATATGAACACTAATGGTTACTTAAATGTAGCCCTTGTAAATAAGAGCTATGATTATGACGCCTCAACACCTACTCTTAATACCACATTTCAGTCAGGTGCAAGAATGAAAAGCACTACATATCCTATACGTTTAGTAATAGATTATACTGAGGGATATGATAATGATGTTATTGGTGTTGTAAACACAAAAATAGATGAAGTAAATGCCAGAGCATCGAATAAAATAAATAATATAATTGGCACACCTATAACTCCCCCATAATCAAAAATAAAATACCTATATTTGTATAATGTTTAACAAATTAAATTTAATGTAATGGCAAACAAAAAGTTAAAAGAAGAAGAACTAAAAAAAGTTCAGGAATTAAATCAAAAGTTTTTACAAGCTAAAATTTAATACTGTTCCTGTAGTAGAAGTAATTCAAGGAGAGTTTAATGATTTAGAAAAAGAATTAATTAAAGAATACGGCGAAAACGCAATTATTGATTTAAGGACTGGAGAAGTAAAAGACCCAGAAGAACCAAAAGAAAATGGCGAAAATAAGTAACACATCCGCATACCCATCAATATCAAACTTAGATTCAGCTGATTATCTGATAATCACAGATGCAGAAAATGAATTAAAAACAAAAACGGTTACCATCGAACAGATGCAAACTTTATTTGGTATTGATACGTTGGTTGCTAAAGTTACTGTAAATACAGCCGCTTTATTAACTTTAGGAACACAGTCTGCTACATTAATTGCAGCACCTGGAGCTGGTAAAGTAATAGATATTATTAGTATATCTCAGTTTTTAGACGCGGGAAATACAGCATTTAATTTTGGTAATGATTTAACGGTTAAAATTGGCTCAGGTACTTTTGGCACATTGGCCGTACAATCTGCTAATTTTGCTGCTGATTTAGTTACTAAAATTACTACTCCAACTGTTAGCACAGTAATAGCGCAAAATACTGCTGTTACTTTAGAAACTGCTGCAAATCCTACACAGGGTACGGGGACAATGTATTTTAATATATTTTACAGAGTCTTAACTGTAGGCTCAACATTTTAATTAAATGGATATAAGAAAAATTTCTATAGGCTCAGACTATAAGTCGGGAGCTATGCACTACATTGTAGGTCAAGATGTTTTGGGGGGGAACTACCAAATTCATCTAATCCAACACGACCACGAATTTGATTCATATAAAATTTGGATTATTAAAAGTAAAGAAATTTTATTGTGGAAAGAATTTAAAAACACATTGCCTATATCCTTAGAATATAATATTAATTTTTAATGCAATCACCTTTTTGTTTTATAGTAAAACCCTACAACGATAGGCGTTATGATAATATAAAATATTATGGTGATAAAAAGTTCTTCATAAGTACATCAGAAGAAGACCACACAGTTTCTACACGATTTGCTACGGTGGTTAACACTCCTATTAACTATCAGGGTAAAATAAAAATAGGCGACACGCTTGTTGTACACCATAATGTTTTTAAATATTATAACGATATTTATGGTAGGCAAAAAAGTGGAAGAAGTTGGCTTATAGATGATTTATTCTTAGTTGACAATTTTCAGTTTTATATGTATAAGCAAAATGGCAAGTGGTATAGCCATGATAAATTTTGTTTTATAAAACCTATACCTATGAAAAAAAGGTATATAGATGTAGCTGAAACAGAAGAACCTTTATGGGGTGTTGTCAAATATGGAAATGAACAATTAGAAAAATTAAATGTACATCCAGGGGATAAAGTTTCTTTTCAACCGAATAGTGAATATGAATTTACAATAGATGATGAAAAGCTTTATAGGATGTATACTAAAAATATTACTTTAAATAATGGACACAAAAGCAATTAAATTAGAAATAATAAATGCAGGTGAAAAAGCTGTCAAAGAATTAATTGATGTTGCAAAAGAAAAAATTATAAAGCCTGACCCAGATGACGAGCTTGCTGCTGATAGATTAAAAAATGCAGCTGCTACCAAAAAGCTTGCCATTTTTGATGCTTTTGAAATATTAAAAAGAATAGATGAAGAACGAGATAAACTTGAGGGAAGAGAAATAAAAACAAATAACTTACCTAAAGGATTTGCAGAAAGAAAGTCAAAATAGTATTTATAATGTATGTAAGGGCATTGTACCTTCAAACATATTGTCTCGCAAAAATAAAGCAAGGACATGGAGATATGGTTATGATGAAAAATATGATATTGTTATTATTTCAAAAGATGGTACTATTGGCGAAATACTTTACATATCTGGTTTAAGAGTAGCTTTACCAGCAGTTCCCAAAGAAGTGTTTAAACGTTCTCCAAAAAAAGAAGAACAGTACTGGGAAGTTAAAGAAATACCCCAAGTTTTAAAAAGAATTTCTACAATATTTCAATGGCACGAAGCTCCTTCTACTTTTAAAAACCAATGGATAGATTATATAGAAGAAGAGTTCAATAGAAGAGAGCAGGGCTTTTGGTTTATGAGTAATGGAAAACCTACTTATATTACAGGTACTCATTATATGTATCTGCAGTGGACTAAAATAGATGTAGGTCATCCAGATTTTCGAGAAGCTAATAGAATATTTTATTTGTTTTGGGAAGCATGTAAGGCAGATAAAAGAAGCTTTGGAATGTGTTATTTAAAAATAAGACGTTCAGGGTTTTCTTTTATGAGTTCATGTGAAGGAGTGAACACAGGAACTATTACTAAAAACGCAAGAATAGGTATATTATCGAAAACAGGTAGTGATGCTAAAAAAATGTTTACCGATAAAATTGTTCCTATATCTAACAATTATCCATTCTTTTTTAAACCAATACAGGATGGTATGGATAAACCTAAAACTGAATTAGCTTATAGAGTTCCTGCTTCCAAGATTACAAAGAAAAATATGTTTGAGGTGGAAGAAGAAGTTTTAGAAGGATTAGATACCACAATAGATTGGAAGAATACTTCGGACAATAGTTATGATGGAGAAAAATTACAGCTTTTAATACATGATGAAAGTGGTAAATGGGAAAAGCCTGAGAATATTTTAAATAATTGGCGTGTTACAAAAACCTGTTTACGATTAGGAAGTAAAGTTATTGGTAAATGTATGATGGGCTCTACTTCTAATGCTTTAGATAAAGGGGGTAGAAACTTTAAAAACTTGTATAACGATTCTAATTGTGAGGTAAGAAATGCTAATGGTCAAACTAAAAGCGGATTATATTCTTTGTTTATACCTATGGAGTGGAACATGGAGGGTTTTATAGATAGGTATGGTATGCCTGTATTAGATAATCCTAAACAAGAAGTAAAAGGTATTGATGATGAATACATATATCAAGGTGCAGTTAACTACTGGGAAAACGAAGTTGTTTCTTTAAAGCATGACCCTGATGCGTTAAATGAATATTATAGACAGTTTCCGCGTTCTGAGTCTCATGCGTTTAGAGATGAAAGCAAGCAATCTATATTTAATTTAACCAAAATATATCAGCAGATAGATTATAATGACGGTATTATAAAAGAACATTTTATTACTCAAGGTTCTTTTAGTTGGGAGAATGGAATAAAGGATAGTAGAGTTATATGGACCCCAAATAAAAGAGGTAGATTTTTTGTAACTTACTTACCTAAACACTCTCTTCAAAATAATGTCATTAGAAAGAATGGTAGGTTCTTTCCTGGCAACGAACATTTAGGCTCATTTGGTTGTGACTCTTACGATATATCTGGAGTTGTAGTTGGTAAAGGTTCAAATGGTTCTTTACATGGATTAACTAAATTTTCCATGGAAGAAATGCCAAGTAATCATTTCTTTTTAGAATATATAGCCCGACCACAAACTGCAGAAATATTTTTTGAAGAAGTTTTAATGGCGTGTGTTTTTTATGGCATGCCTATTTTGTGTGAAAATAACAAACCTCGTTTGCTTTATCATTTTAAAAATAGAGGGTATAGAGGGTTCTGTTTAAACAGACCTGATAAAACTTATAACAAGCTTTCTAAAAGCGAAAGAGAGTTGGGTGGTATACCGAATACATCGGAAGATGTAAAACAATCACACGCTTCTGCTATAGAGTCCTACATAGAAAAATATATAGGTCTTGATACCGATGGTGTATATAGGACCTCAGGTGATATGGGTGATATGTATTTTCAAAGAACTTTAGAGGATTGGGCTAAGTTTGATATAAGCAATAGAACTAAGTTTGATGCGTCAATTAGTTCGGGTTTAGCTATCATGGCTAACCAAAAACACTTATATACACCCACTAAAGAAAAATCGAAAATAAGCATTAACTTTGCAAGATATAACAACAGCGAAAAAGTTAGTCGAATTATTAATAAATGAAACAAGTAGAAATTAACTTAAAAGCAGCTGCGTTTCCAGATGAATTTGCGTCCGACTCCACGAAGGATACAATGGAGTATGGCTTACAAGTTGGTCAAGCTATACAATATGAATGGTTTAGAAAAGATAATGGTTCGTGTAGATATTTAAACCAGTGGGGTGAGTTCAATAGATTGCGATTGTATGCGCGTGGAGAACAGTCTGTTCAAAAATATAAAAATGAAATTGCTATTGATGGTGATTTATCTTATCTAAATTTAGACTGGACGCCAGTTCCTATAATTCCTAAATTTGTTGATATAGTTGTAAACGGTCTTAACGATAGATTGTTTAAAGTAAATGCTTTTGCAGAAGACGCAATGTCTGCAGAAAAAAGAGATTCATTCCAAAAAAAGATAGAGGGTGAAATGATAGCTCGTCCTTTATTTCAACAGATAGAAGATGATTTTGAAGTAAATGTATTTCAAACCAGTGAAGAAGAGCTACCTGAAAACAATGAGGAGCTTGAATTGTTTATGCAAATGAAGTATAAGCCTGCAGTAGAAATCGCTGCAGAAGAAGCTATCGACACTGTACTAAATCAAAATCATTATCAAGATATAAGAAAAAGAGTTGACTATGATATAATGACAATTGGTGTTGGTATGACTAAACATCAGTTTTTACCTGGTCAAGGAATTCAATTAGACTATGTAGACCCAGCAAATGTAGTTTATAGTTATACTGAAGACCCTTATTTCAAAGATTGTTTTTATTGGGGAGAGCTCAAAACCATACCAATGGCGGAGCTTGTAAAAATTAATCCTGATATTACAAACGAAGATATGGAGGAGATTGCTAAGTATAGTCAATCTTGGTATAATTATTATAACAACGCTCAGTATTATGAAAATTCTTTGTTCTACAGAGATACTTGTACATTGTTATATTTTAATTATAAAACAACACATACATTTGTTTATAAGAAAAAAAGAATGGCTGATGGGTCATTCAAGGTTGTGCAAAAAGACGACAGCTTTAACCCGCCAGAAGAAATGATGGCAGAGGGTAACTTTGAAAAGGTTACTAAAAAAATAGAAGTTTGGTATGATGGTGTCATGGTAATGGGTACCAACATATTACTTAAGTGGGAGTTGGCAGAAAATATGGTGCGACCAAAAGCTGCAAGTCAACAAGCTCTACCTAATTATGTAGCTTGTGCTCCGAGACTTTACAAAGGTATGTATGAATCATTGGTAAGGAGAATGATTCCTTTTGCTGATTTAATTCAAGTAACTCATTTAAAGTTACAACAAGTTATTGCCAGAATGGTTCCTGACGGTGTTTTCATAGACGCTGATGGGCTCAATGAGGTTGACCTGGGTACTGGTAATGCTTATAATCCTGAAGATGCTTTACGTTTATATTTTCAGACAGGTAGTGTCGTGGGTAGAAGCTTTACTCAAGATGGAGAATTTAATAACGCAAAAGTTCCTATCACTCAATTAACAAGTAATAGTGGTGGTGGAAAAATGCAAATGCTTATTGCAAACTATAATCATTATTTAGATATGATTAGAACTGTAACGGGATTAAACGAAGCTCGTGATGGTTCTACTCCTAATCCTGACGCATTAGTTGGCGTTCAAAAATTAGCAGCTTTAAATTCAAATACAGCAACCAGACATATTCTCAATGCAAGTCTATATATAACGCGTAGATTAGCAGAGGGCATAGTATTAAGAACTGCAGATGTATTAGAGTATTCAGATTTTAAAGACCAGTTTGCTATGCAAATAGGTAAATACAATTTGAATTTATTAGAAGATATTAAAAATCTTTACTTATATAGTTTTGGTATATTCTTAGAGTTAGCTCCTGATGAAGAAGAAAGAGCTATGTTAGAAGCTAATATACAAATGGCTTTATCTAAAAACGATATTAATTTAGAAGATGCTTTAGACATTAGAGAGATACATAATCTTAAAATGGCCAATCAACTATTAAAAACAAAACGTAAAAGAAAAGCACAACTGGAACAACAGCAAGCTACAATGCAACAAGCTGCTCAAGCAGAGATGGCACAACAACAAGCAATGATGGCTGCGCAGCAAGAGCAACAAAGAATACAATTAGAGACTCAATCTAAAATGCAAATAAAACAGGCAGAGATAAGTTTCGAAATTGAAAAAATGAATAATGAAGCAATGTTGAAATCTCAGTTGATGGAAAAAGAATTTGCTTATAACATGCAGCTCAAAGGTATTGAACAATCGCAGATAGACCTTAGAGAAAAAGCAAGAGAAAAAGGAAAGTCTGATAGAATTAGTCAAGCTAACACCCAACAGTCTAAATTAATTGAACAAAGAAAAAGAAATCTACCAGCTATAAAATTTGAGTCTAACGAAGATTCATTAGATGGTTTTGATTTAGCAGAGTTTGGTCCTAAATAAAATAATATGTTTAGTGATTTTAATATCAATAAATATAAACATATAAACTACCCTTCTGATTTTAGTTTAAAAACATTAAACGAAATAAAGTCTTTGCAAACTCAGAAGTTAGATACTTCATTTGCTAATAGATATGACGATATTGACAAAGCGTTTAAACAGCTTTTTAAAAATAAAACAAGAACATATCCAGCTGCTTTAGTGAATGAGTTGATTGAACAATCTCAACCAGTAATTTTACGTATAAAAAATTATCATGATAGACCACGCCCGAATGAATTAGCAAAAAAGTTTGACATAGATTTATCTTATCATAAAATGAAAAGTGCTCAAACCCCTGCGTTTCCTTCAGGTCATTCTGCTCAAAGCAAATTAATATCACTTGTTTTGTCGGATATGTTTCCCGAAATGTCAAACGAATTTGAAAGGGTTGCAGATAACATATCTAAAAGTAGAATTATTGCAAGAGTGCATTATAAATCAGATAAAGATGTGGGAGAGAAATTAGGAAAAGACCTTTATAATCATTTAAAAAGCGCCTAAATATTGTTAAAATATATTGTTTAATTTTGTTAAAAATTTAATCTAATGAAAATACAAGTAAAACCAGTGGATGGCAACACTCAAAAATCAAAAGCCGAAGTAGAAGAGCAATTGTTAAAAAAACACGAAGCTCAACATAGTGAAACTCAAGCTGAGGAAAAACCTGAAAAGGTTGAAACTAAAGCAGAAACAAAAGAAACAGTAGAGCCCAAAAAAGAGGTTCCTGTTGTTGAAGATAAAACTCCCTCGTCAGAGTTAAATGACGAAAATGTTCTTGAATTTATTAAAGATAGATACAATAAAGACATTAAGTCAGTTGATGAATTATTTGAAACTAAAGAATCAAATCCTGAATTACCTGAAGATGTTTTAAAGTATTTTGAATATAAGAAAGAAACAGGCCGTGGAATCGAAGACTTTTACAAATTGCAAAAGAACTACGATGACATGGACGAAGATTCTGTTTTGGCTGATTATCTAAGTGTTCAAGAAGAAGGTCTTGATGCGATAGATATTCAAGATATTATGGACGACAAATTTGGATACGACAGTGAAGAAGATGACGAGCGTGATATCAAGAAGAAAAAATTAGCTAAAAAAAGAGAACTTGCTAAAGCGAGAAAGTTTTTTAAAGAACAGAAAGATAAATATAAAATTCCTCTTGAGTCAAGTGGGGGTGGATTATCTGATGAACAAGAA